CTCGTGTTCCATGCGGGCGTGCGGCTCAAGTTCGTGGCCGCGTTTCATGCTCCACGTCTCGAATCCCTCATCGAGCGGCAAGCCACTGATGCGCTCGATTGCCAGCCGAAAGGCGTAATCCTTGGCTGCATCTGACCAATCGCCGATTTTCTCGCCGGCCAGCGCGCGCTTGATGATGTCGGAATTCGGAATCGCCTTGTAACCTGCCGCCTCTGCCGCTGCCTTCTCCGGAGTTCCAGCGAGCCGCAACTTGACAAAGTATTCTTGACGCTCATCGAGGCAGCCGATCTTTTTGCGTGCAGTCGAAAACATGCTCGCGGTAATGCACCCAGCGCGCGATTGCAGCCACTCCTGACTGCCCTGATCGCAGTGAATAATCTTCATGCCGCCCGCTCCTTAGCCATCTGGCGCTCAAAATCTGCTTGCAATTCGGCGTCATCCGAACCGGGCTCGCGGCTCGGCACTTCCTTCGCCTGCACGTCGATCGTATTGGCATCTGCGGGCGGCTTCTTCAGTTCATTGCCGCGCGCCGACACTGTTTCCTTGAACGTGTTGTAGGCCCGCATATCCTTGGTAGGCTTGATGACGGCAAGGCCATCCGTCCAGATTTTGCTCAGGGAATCGGAATTGGCGGCCGTCTTTGCCTTGGCGCACCATGCCGACAGAACATCCTCCGGACAACCAGCTTGCGTCTGTTGGCGGATCGATTCCAATCCTTCTTCGCCATCCGTATTGAGAAAGTGGATCGCCTTGTCGAGTCGGTCCGTTTTCGGCCATGTTTTGTAAGCGCGTTTGATGACGGTCTTTTTTGCCATCTCGCCGGGATCGGTAACCCACGGGCAAGACTTCTTTTTCTCGATATACGCCCTCCATGCGCTCGATCTATTCCGGATATCGTTGACCTCATCGATGGTCATCGTCGTGGTCAGATAGTCGCCGCCGTGAGTCTTGGCGACCACGTACACGCCGACCACCTCACCGCGATCCTTTGCGAATGGTGCGCGCTCATGTGTCGGTGGTCGATCGAACCCGTTCAATCGGAAATCATCTGCCTCTCTGGCAAGTTCCGCTTGCCCCCACATGATTGAGCCAGATGCGATCGCCAGATCGAGCAGACCGATGTAAGACAGATCAAGACAGATTTTCCGGTCGCGTGGCACCAGGTAGGCTTGCTTTTTCGCCGGATTCAGGCTGATACCGATAGCCGAGATATTCGTCACGGCATCAATAACAGACTGCTTATTGTTCATCGCAATTCCGAGCGCATATTCGTTGTTCGCCAGAATCTGAATGGCGAATCCGGCTTCGCGCTCGAAATTGATGGAGCGATCTACGGCGACGGCCTCAAAGCCTGCGCGAACACCGTAGATCTCTTGAGTGATAATTTGCAGTGCGTTGCTCATTGATTAGTCCGCTTATTGTGGGATTTGTGCCTTGTGATGGGCGTCTCAAGAATTTGCTCCGGACTCATGCCGGCCCTTAATCTTGCGATCAGCGTCGTCTTCTTGAATCCGAACTCCTCGGCCCATTCAATAAGAGGCTTCGTGACACCCTTATAGGTCAGGAATAGGCTCTTTCGGGTGTTTCTGGCTTGCTGAAAAGCATTAGCCCACCGGCAATTACCGGGTTCGTAGTGGCCGTTCGTGTCCGGGAAGCGGTCAATCGACATCCCATCCGGAGGTTCGCCCATATCCTCTAGAAACGCCTCAAAAGAATTCTTCCAGCGCTCGCAAACCGTGATTCCGCGGCCGCCGTAATCCTTAAAATTCTTTTTCTTCGGATTAGAGCATCGCTGCTTCATGGAATTCCATATCCTGTACACTCTCGAATGTTTCTTGCCGTGCGTGACATTTCTCTCTCGCACGCTATCAAGCGCATAACATCCGCAGGACTTGGTCTCTCCTTTCGTCAAGGATGCCCCGAGAACATCCTTGAGCGTCCCGCAATCGCACTTGCAAAGCCAATAGGTCTTCCCGCCTTTACTCTCGCCCCGCGAGATTACCGACCATCGGCCCAATTTTTGACCAGCGATATTTAGAGGGGCTGGCATTGCTCGATCTCCATCGCCGCCCATGCATGTCGAGTAAGCCAATGCAGGGCGACTTCGGTTGATACATCCCAATTGTTGGCGAGCACTTCAAGAATTTCGGATGGCTCCGGGCCATTTGCCTCGAATTCGGTTTGCTCGCGGCGGATGCGCTCGGCTTCGGCGGCTCGACGCTCGTTCTCGACTCGCTCCGCTTCCGCCCGTGCTGCTGCCTCTTCCGCTTCACGCTTTGCCTGGGCTTCGGCTCCAACACGTGCAGCCTCGGCGGCAATCGCTGCCTGCTTCTCGCGTTCGATGCGTGCGGCTTCGTCGGCCTGTCGTTGACGTTCCGCAGCGATCTCCGCTTGCTGGCGATCGATCTCGGCCTGTTGTGCTCGCATGCGTGCTTCGTGTTCTTCCTGCTGCTTGCGCATGGCCGCCTCGGCCTTTTCCTGTGCCGCCCGCTGTTCTGCTGCGATACGTTCACGCTCGGCGCGATCATGAGCCTCTTGTGCTGCTCGTTCTGCCGCTACTTGACGTTCGCGTTCTGCGGCTTCCGCGCGAAGCTTTTCCAGCTCGGCGCGCTCGGCGGCGATGCGGGCTTGTTCGGCTTCGTGAGCTTGTTGGGCGGTCAATGCTTCGCCAAGTTTCGCCAACGATGCATCTTTCGCCGCTTCCGCTTCGCCGGCAAATTCCATGAACTCTTCGAGCGTGATTTCGTGCGCTGAGAGTTCGTTGATCGCGCCTTGGATCTCCGTCGCTGATTTGCCCATTGCAAAGACGATGCAATCCTTGATCTGCTCGATCTTGGCGCGGATGGCATCAACGCGGGCTTTCTCAACAGCAAGCTTGGCTTGTTTCTCCGCCTCCTTGCGCGCCTCTTCGGCCTTAATCGCATTGTCGAACCGAGATTCGAACGGCTCGATCTCTGCTTCGATCTCCTTTTGACGGCTGTCGAGTAGCTTGCCGATCTCAAGAATCGGTGCTTTACGCTCCTTACGGGCCTTCTCGCTGGCGACGCGGATATCGCGGAATGTGGCGCGATGCTTCACGGCTAAAGCCATGCCGGCGGTCGTCCCAACATCAAACACCGCTGCGCTCGCCAATGTCTTCGCGTCAGCCAGTCGCTTCGCGAACGGCTCAAATACAAGCTCGACATACTTAGCCGGCTCGATGGTGATCAATTGCTGCGGCTGCTCGACGGCAACCAAATCTTTTGATTCGCTCACGTTTCTTTCCCTTATCCTAAGTTCCGTTTTCGCCACTCGGCTTCGAGCGCGCAAAGTTCCGCTCCGACCGCCTCCCTAGCATGCTTCTCATCGCGCCAGCGGTTGCCGTCTGCGAGTTCGTAGCGGCGCTTGGCGTTCGTCGCGATGTTGATTTGATTCATCAATTCACGCCTGTTCATACTTTCGATGTTCATGTTGACTCCCGCTTCGCCTTTAGCGCCGCCTTATAGCTCGCTTTGGCTTCTTTCTGCGTGACGCACCACTCTCCTTGCACATCGCGCTCGCTCGAAAATGCCCAATCATTGCGGCGCAGTCGGAACATACGATGCTGCGTTACCCACACAAGGTCATTCACGTCCGGGAAGCGCGGATCGCGCGTGAATTCGCGGCGGGTCTCGAACTGGGGGAGTCCTCGTCCGCAAAGAAACTCGCCGAACGAATCGCCGGCGCATCCATCTGCATCAAGGTATTCATCGTATCGGGTGCGCTTGGGCGGAGACGGCAAAGCTGCAATTGCAACCTCGCGCCCGGCATCCGTCACGGCGAAAACAATGTCGTCATCCGGGAGAAACTTCGGCGACGGTCGGCGTTCCATCATGCCAGCGCGCTCCAGCGCTTCAAGATGAGGTATGTCGCTATGCCCGTGACCTGCAACGAAGTGATTTCGATATGGCTCACGGCGGCGCTCACTGAGGCCGAGCGTGTGCTGAAGCAGATTGATTTGGTATGGAGTGGCGCTCACGACATCTCCTTGGCCCTGGCAACCGCCTTGCGGCGCACCTCTTCGATATCTCGTGGATTGGATAGATGCGGTGTTTTTCCCCATTGGCAACATTCGAGCCACCATCTATTCAGATGATGCGGCGCCCCACTGATCACTACGCCGCCATCGCGACCACCCTGAACGGCATGGAGCGTCGGCGTCTTGCCGCAATAGATGCAAGCGCAGTGCGTCAGTCCTTCGATACCAAGCAATTTCTGCTCGTAGGACTTTATCAATTTGTTTTCGGAGGTTTCGCGCCATTGCAGGCCTTCTGGCACATGGACGCGGTAGCCATCCCAATAGTCGAAGACCGGCGACAGAACATCATGATAGCCAGCGCCACGCTTGCGCATGTGTGCCGCGACGATGACGACTTCACCCGGAAGCGCTTTGCTCGGTACACGCCATTCATAAACGCCCGCAGTCTCCGGCCGCTTGTCGGCATAGTTGACCCATTCGCTCATGCCGCACCCTTCTTCGTCAGCTCAGGCACATACCGGCCGTCATAGTTCTTCGCCAGCAACCAGTGACTGCCGAGAAACGCGATCTTGTGTTTCGCCCGCGCCTTGTTGGCGTTGCCCGTATGGCGCAGTTCGGCTTCCAGTCGCTCGGACTGGGTGAGGCATACATTTGTGCTGATGTGTCGCAAATCGATCATTCGCATCTGTCTCTCCTAACATCCCAATCCCGCATACTCAGCCGCTTGATGTTGCTTCGCGATTTCGAAGCACGCATCGCAGCACGTTTTCTTCAGTTCCCAACGCTTGCTGAAAAAGTAGCCGGTGAAATGTTCTCGCGGCTTCACGTCGTCTTTCAGCTTCCCGCAGTCGTCGCACCGATCCAGCACGCGCGTCGTCATCTGGCGACTGTTCCACGCTTCCCTGTCCATCACTGCCCCAGCGCATACAGTTCGACGTATCGGATAGCCTGGTATGCGCAGAACGATCCGACGATCAGGTTTGCGGCAATAGCCGCATAGAAGCGAATCCAGAATCCGTCCACGGTGTTCTCCGGTAGTAGTGCTTATGGCTTTGTGGGGATGGGGCCGGTACTGTGTCTCCGGCTTGGACTATGTTCGACTTAGGCGCCACTGCCAAAGCAGGAATCTGGATGTCCGTCGAATTTATCGGGCGATGCTGGCTTACCTTCGATTTACGCGCCTTGTCTTACAGCCAGCCCCACTGAACCGCCCGTCCGCTACCCGAATAGCTGCGCGTCAGCCCGCGCGTTCCCATCCCTACAAAGCCCTAAGACGTGCATTACTTGACTGGCATCTGGATCTTCACCATAAATGCCTTGAACGCCGCATCGTCTCGCTTGCGTTGCTCGCCGCGAATCCAGTCCTTGAAATCCGTCATGACTTCGCGTGCTGCATCAAGACGAGCGAAAATCTTCTCGCGGCCTCCTCTTTCACATTGCCTCCTTGACGTACTGGTTGTAGGCCGGTTCGGCTTGTTCCACGTCGCCTGCAACCGCATAGCTAATCGCCCAAGCAAGTCGTTCACATGCTGCCCTATCGTCTGCTACGTATGCGTGGGCATGGGCGGTGCGAAGTTTCGATATATCGATCATGATTCACCTCGGACTCACCACATGCCCGCAGAACAAAGCGCACCGCACGCGGGCTTCGTTGCAGCAGGCGAGTTCGGATAGCGTCATGACTTGCGTGACGCCGTGTATGCTCACGACAAAGCGAAGATGACCGTCCAAACTCGCAGCCGCCGCGCGGTGTAGGGCTTTGGTGGGGCGCATGCTAGGCTCCCGTTGCTTTGGCGATTGCAGCACGAGCAGATTCCAAGGCCGCCCACGCACTTTTCGGCTTATCGGGCGTCGGATAGATATGCGGCGCGGCGATCTCGACCATCTTCTGTAGCGCTTCCAGAAGATCTAGAGCGGCAACTACTTTCAATGCATCCGCCCTCATGCTCGGATTCTTCAGCGTGCAAGGGAAATTGCAGATGATTGTGTGGCGGTCATCGTCTTCATGGACGAGGTTATTTTCCTCGTCAAGAATCCACTTGGTCATGATTACCTCTCGTCGCAATCGATAACCAACATCAAATCAACATCTTCTTCGGTCATCGTATAGGTTTCGCGGGCAGTACAAACCTGACGTCCTTCTTTCATGATCCCGATTGCTTCCTTGCCAGCAGCCCAGCAAGAGAACGTGCCGAGATATCGACCGTTCGAGTAAAGCATCCCGTCGTTCAGTTCGAGATCGCCTCGGTTCCAGTCCATGATTCACCTCGACGCTTCAATAGTTGCATCTGGGTTTTTCGCGCATGCCTTGATGTAATCGCAAAGCCACGGAATAAATCCTTCGTAGCTACCCCAGCCATTTTCCGGATTGAATTGACTGTAATAGTTCGGGCGGCGAAGCATGTCGGTCAGCCCATCCGTCAGCGGCACAACCAAATCACCGGCCTTCGTTACCCCGATTTCTTCCGGTCGCCAAAGGTGCTTATAGATCCCGGCAGCATCAGCCATCTTGTTGAGGTTGTGCGTGATATTCGCGCTGTAGACCTCTTCGCCAGCCTCATTTGTCAAATAAACGTCCAAGCTCATGTCACACCTCGTCTTGAAACATCCCGACTGCCTGAGCAACGGCCTTCGCCAGCTCGTCATAGCAGCAATCGCAGTGACCAATAAACTCGGCCACGAAGCGACGGCAGCGGGCATCCATTGGCTCGCTCTCGTCGAACACAAACCGCTTCGCTAAGCCCGCAATCTCATGCTCGGCCTCGGCCATGCCAAGGTCGTGACCGGCGTCAA